GGATCAAGTGATTCTCCGGGGGTTGTGGGGGCTACGGCCCCCCGCCCTTTGATACCAGTTATGTGTTTGTGTGCGCGGTTGCGCGTGGGAGGGGGCGTGGCATTGCGTAGTCATGGCTGCGTGGGCGCGGTTTAAACGTCGCGGGGGGTCTTGTGCCATTTCGTAAGTGCACAAATGCGAATGATTATCATTACCTAGTTTTGTGTCGGTTTGTGCGGTTTGTGCCGGGTTTTGTGCCGGTCGTTTTTGCGTTTTGACACAAAATTTGGGCAGGGTAAGTGCTTGATTTTGCTAGGAAAAAAGGCACTTGCTCAAAAGTTTGTGTCATTTGTGCGGTTTTTCTGGAGAGGAGGGTCTCCAAAACGGAATCGGCAGGGGAGAGGGAGGGGAGGCCGCAAGTGAAGGCATAGACCTTTTGGGAGCCGTCCTATCTGAAAATTACCCGCACAAATGACACAAACATAAACTTACTTATAGAATAAATATTAAAAAAATTAGAAAAAACAACGACTTACAAATCCCAAAAACCCGGTTTTTTGTAGAATTCCATAAGTTAGAAAATCGACACAAACCACACAAACAGCACAAAAACCGACACAAAACCTCCGCACAAGGCTTGACAGGGTTTAAACCATTCCATAAGATTCCCTACACAACGCAGCGAGGTGCTGCGGACAACAGGAGAAGCAACCATGATCAACCAAGACATCCAACTCGTCACCCGAGCACTCCGATCCATCGAGCGAGGAGACAAGGAGGTCGCAGCAGCCCTCCTACTAGATGCCCGGAAGCAGACCCGGAACCGTCACATCAAGAGCCTCGCCTTTGCCATCTCCGATCTCCACAACCTCCGGCCATACACCGAGCAAGTCATCAAGGATCGGCAGATCGCCCTCGCCTACATCATGAAGCAGCACGAACAGACAGGAGAGCAAGCATGAAGACCCAGAACACAACCCAGACCAAACCCGCCAAGACCGTCACCCGCGAAGCATGGCTGAACCAAGCCCTAGAGAAGCTCCGACCGTGGTTCGAGGATCGAGCAGGTGTTGCCATACCCCAAGACGCTCGCGTTTCTGTTGGGTTCCCGGGAGGCGGTTCGGCTCGCAAGCGGATCGGGGAGTGTTGGGCGCGTAGCCAGAGCAAGGACAAGGTGAACGAGATTTTTATCAGCCCGGTTCTCTCCGACCCCATCCGGATGCTCGACGTCCTAGTCCATGAAGCGGTTCACGCCGTTGACGACTGCCAGAGCGGACACAAGGAAGCATTTAAACGCACCGCGCTAGCCGTTGGCCTAGAGGGGAAGATGACGGCCACCCATGCCGGGGACAAACTTAAGGCGGAACTCGAACGCATAATAAAAATTCTGCCGCCCCTCACGCACGGAGCCTTGGACTTATCGACCCGGAAGAAGCAGCCGACGAGGCTGGTGAAGCTAGAGTGTGATGGCTGCGGCATGATCATCCGAACCACAGCGAAGTGGATCGAGCAGACCGGCAACCCGGACTGTGCTTGCGGTGGACACTTTGGGGGTTGACAGGGATTTAAACCGAGTAGATACTGTAAGAAACCTTACACAACAGGAGAAGCAGACATGAACGTATTTGACCGAGTCAATGGACTGAACAAACGAGTCCGAGAATTGGAGTTGGAGTTGCGCGTCCACAAGTTGGAGAAAGTCCTGCGCGAGTTGGTCGAGCAGATCGATGAGGATGTGCCGGAGGAGAACATCACCCGCCACTTCGCCGACGTACTTTTCGACGCTCGATACCTCATCAAGGAACACACAGGGCAGGGGGTTTAAATCATGGAAAAGCAATACCCGGTCATGCTGACCCGCAAACAAATCCTATTCCTCTTCAGTTACACGACGGCGGAGGAGATGAAGGCCGAGGAGTTGAACCGCCCCGAGGCACTCAAGTTTGTGCGAGAAGTTCAGGACGCATTGGTCGAAGCCACATCGGAGGAAAAGTAATGGACATCGCCATCAAGATCGCAGACAAGACCAACCGCCGTGACCCCGGCACGTTGTACGCCAAAGCCCTCGACCGCCACACGCAGATCGAGAAAGACCTTGCCCGGCTGATGAACCGTTGGCAGAAGAGCCGCGCTGTGTTGAAGCGCATCGAGAAGAAACTGGACGAGGCACAAGCTGCCTCGTGGGAGGTGTGAGATGAAGAAGTTTTTAGTATCACTCGCTCGCATTGAGCACATCGTGTACCAGATCGAGGTCGAGGCCAACGACAGAGAGGAGGCCGAGGATACCGCGATGGAGGTGTGGGACGAGGACGATGGAGCCTTCACTAGTCTGGGCTGCGTCCACGCGGAGGAGTTTATTAACGACGTTGAGGAGGTGAAGCCATGAGCGACACAAACGAAACAAACGAAACAAACGAAACAACCATGACCGACGAAGAGCAGGTCGAGTATTACAGGGAGAGACTCCGCGCTATTGGGTTCATATCCGCAGCAGCCTTGACCGAGCCAGACGAAGAGGTGTCCCAGCATCTCGCAGGAATGGCGGAGAGAATGCTCGATATCTTTTTAAGGGCGGTTCCAGATGAGAAGGCGCGAGAGCTAGTGGAACAGAAGATCGAGGACTTTGCGGTCGAAGCCTATAAGGAGTTTGAGTTATGAACGAGACAGACCTACAGATCATCGAGATGTATTACGAGGACGGCATGAAGGAGGTCGAGATCGCGGAGAGTTTAAATCTCTCTGAACTGATGGTGCATGAGGTGCTCGCTGCCTTTGAAGAGTCAGATATAACCACGGATACCTACCACAGATGGGACTGTGCAGGAGAGGAAGAATGAAAGTGTACAAAGTAACCGTTCGAGCGACCATTACAAAGACTTTGTGGGTCGAGGCCGAGGACGAAGAAACCGCTAGCACAGAGGCACATGAACTGTTCAATCCGTATTCGGGTGAAGCCGAGGAGCGGTACGAGCAAGAAACCCTGCAGATCGAGGAGGTGTGAGATGCATTGGAACTACCGAGTATTGAGATTCGAAGAGACCTTTCATGAAGGCCAGAGCGTTCAACGAGAGGAGTGGTATGAGATCGTCGAGGTCTATTACGACGACGAAGGAGAGCCTATGTTTTTTGGTCGCCGCACCTTGAGCGCAGAAGATTTAAATGGCTTGCAGGAGATGGCCGACCGGATGCTCAAAGCGGTGTCTAAACCTGTACTGGAGGCTACGATCTTTGACGAGCCAGAGGTGTAGGGCTAGATTTAGAAGAAAGATTATGGTTAGATCGGATCGAATCAATTAACAGCGAGGAAAGCAATCATGGCTAGAGATCAAGAATGGTGGGAGACTCAAGACGGTGACGATGCGTGGCAGCATCAGCAGATGCAGGAAGCCCTACGCCGTGAAGAGGAAGAGCGGGCAGAGCAAGAGATCAAAGAGTTAGAAGACAGCCTCCGCAGTTGGGACGAGGAGCACGACGAGGGTGCGCTGTTCGTGCCGGGCTTTGAGTCTGCATTGGTGGGTGTCGGTGTTCAGTTCTCCCGAGAGATCGCGGTCTACGACTACGACAAGTGCTTGGACGTTCTGATCGAGCGGGATGGGATGGATGTTGAAGATGCCATCGACTACATGGAGTACAACGTGCTATGCGCGTATGTGGGCAAGAGCACACCGATCTTTCTGATCCGCAAAGAACCGTACGCTGAATTTGATTTCAGCACCCTAGACAACGAAGTACCCCAACCCGAACAGACCAAGCAGTTAAAACAGATCACCATACAACTCGAACTGTTCAAATAGGAGAGCGTCATGGAAGTGGGCAAAGTTTTCGTGAATGGCGTCGAGATGGAAATGGAGAAGGTGGACTATGACACCTACTACTCGATTGCTAAATTCCAATCGTCCTACCGTGGCTTTATCCATGCGCGGTATGAAGACCTAGTGGCGGTGTTTGGAGAACCGAGGGAATGTGACGATGGGAAAGTGCAGGTCGAGTGGCTGCTGTTGTTCTACAACCCGGAGACGGATCGGTACATCCCGGCGTCGATCTATGACTGGAAGATGGGGACGATGTACTGGCGAGCCGAGGGCATCGGTGGTGTCTCACCCGAGCGGATCGTGTCATGGCACATCGGCGGTACGAGCTCCGACTCCGTTGACTGTGTGCACGATGCGTTTAAATCATTGGTGAGGAAAGCGGCGTGAGCAAGATATTAACGAGAGCAGAACTAGAGAAGGGCATCATGGACACGCTCCGAGGCGTCGTTGCCAAGGAGTTTCCCGAGTTACAGGGCAAAGACTATGAGTGGAAAGTGTCGCAGATCATTGCTGCTATGAGCGGAGCCGTCTTGGTGAACAGCGAGACCGGAGAGGTGGAGTACGACCCCTACGATCCGAAGTATTGGGAGAAGAAGCCGTGACACCCGAGGGCAAGGTCAAGGCCAAGGTCAAGAAGATACTGGCCGAGATCGGCGCGTACTACGCCATGCCAATGGGAACCGGATACGGTAACGCAGGAACCCCCGACTTCCTCGTCTGCTACCGAAACCAGTTCCTAGCAATAGAGACGAAGGCAAAAGGAAACAAGCCCACCGCCTTGCAAGAGGCAACCATGCAAAAAATCAGGGACGCAGGTGGGCGCGTCTTTGTTATTGACGAAACAAACGTAGAGAACCTACGCAAGGAGATTGAAAATGACGATGACCGATAAGATTCGACGCTTTCTCAAACGAGGCAAGACGCCGGTTGAGATCGCCAAGACGCTCAAGATCGAGCCGAACCGTGTCTACACCGTGAAGTGGTTGGACGCGAAGAAGGTAACGCCCGAGCAGAGTTCTGATCCCGCTGTGCGCGAAGCAGAGGCACGGTACGTTAAGAAGGCGAAGGCTGCGTACAAGACGAAGAAGCCGTCGAAGATCACCAAAGCGGTGGCCGAGATGAAGGCTGCACTCGATGCGTTGGACAAGATTAAAGACAAGCCCGTAAAACCCGATCCGAAAGCCGAAGCGTGGGCTAAGAAGAATCCGTGGTGGGGTGTTGATGAAGACAAGACCGCTCAGGCTCTTGGCTACCACGAAGAGCTCGTCAACAGCGGTGTCGATCCGAAATCAGATGAGTACTGGGAAAAGATTGACGCCAAGTTCAACCCCGATCCCGTCAACCATCCCCCGCACTACAAGTCTGGTGGCATCGAAACTATCGATTTCATTGAGGCAAAGGATTTAAATTACCGCTTGGGTAATGTGGTCAAGTACGTCAGCCGTGCCGGTCGTAAGAACTCTGATCCGGTCGAAGACTTGCAGAAGGCAGCGTGGTATCTGAACCGTGAGATCGAAGCGAGGAAGAACGCATGAGCACCCAAGCCGAAGCACAACTTGATCGTTTGCGTGAGATGGACATCTCCTCAGATGACTACCGTTATGCGCTAGCCCTAAACCTGTCGGTATCAATCTCGATGCTCCGCTCGCTCGGAGAGAACGGTGAGAAGCTCCCGGATATGTTGGAGCAGACGCTACAGGATATGGAAACTATCCTCGTGATCACGATGAGGAATTTAGGCGACGAACGAATGAGCCGTGGAGTGACGAAATCAGCATTGCTCCTTGCCGCTGCGTTGCGTATTGCCAAAGAGCCTGTCGAGGGGGCAACATGATTCGCTGGGTACTTGAATGGTTTAAACGTCGCGAAGCATTCCGTAAAACAGAATGGGCAAGAGTGCCGCCGCCTGAATGGGCGGCCAAGCGCGGAGGGAGGGACTACTGGTGAAAGAGTGGGAAAAGATAGACGACATGGGTTGCCGTCGCCTCTGGGCAGCAGTGTTGTACCAAGCAATTAAAGACGTAGATGATGGCAAAGCACCCGGAATTAACTGGGTCTACGCTCGTAGGAATAGCGTAGGTTCGATGCGGTGGATCTGCGATATGTTGGATCTGGACTACAACAAACTACAGATGCTCTGCACCACACGAGATGGTCGCTCCACGATTCTGCGTAGGGCAGAGAGCGGCAAGCGTAGTCCGAGATCAATGATCAAGGGCAGGACATTATGAAGGAGTACGTCAAAGCTTCCCGTTTCAACCCGTCCGTACCGTTTGATCTGTACAAAGTCTTGTTGAGGCGCAAGCAGGAATCAAAAAACGGGCGCGTCATGTACAAAGATCTTGTTAAGGAATGGGGCGTAGACCAGCAGTACATGGCTAACGCTGTATTCCGAGGGATAAAACAGTACGACTACCGTATTTGGAAGGAGAGTCAAGGTGAAGATAGAAATCGAAGCCGACCTGCTGGAGGAGATAACAGCAGCCGAAATAAAACGGATGCTCGCCTCCTTGCAACAAGACTACAAACTCCGCAAGTCAGGGAAGTGGATGGCGATATTCGATACCGACAAAACCAAAGACTTAGCGGAACTGAAACGTCACATCGAGGCGTTTAAATTGGTTGGAAAGTATTACGGGGTGAAGGTATGAAAACAATAGACGACGAGTCCCCACCGGGGGCATGGAAGGAGGAGATGAAAGCCGCGCCGTGGGGCTACGGGCAGACTCAGAACAAGAAGGTTGAGGATGCCCTAGCCAGTATGCGGTTACGTGGGTTGTGGCAGGAAGCCTCAATTTTATCCTTAGAAATCACGACGTTACGAAGGGAAGTCGAGGCGTTGCGAGGCTCTAAGTAATGTAAAATCGTGATCTATGAAGATCACTTACGGCCAAGTCGATGCTTCTGATCCGGGGGTCAAGCGGCAACTGAAGGTGCTGCAAAAAGCCTGTCTCCCGGCGGATGACCTTTATTTCCCGGAAGATGGGGTGTGGTGGATGGCGTACCACAAGACTACCCCGGTAGGTTTTAGCTGCTTGTCGCCATCGCAGCAGATGGAGGATGGGATTTATTTAGGACGCTGCGGCGTGCTGAGTGCGTACAGGGGGTATGGCATTCAGCGGCAGATGATACGGATACGAGTTCAGTGGGCGAGAAGGCATGGGTATAGATGGGCTGTGTCGGATACAACCGACAATATACCGAGTGCCAACAACCTGATCTCGTGTGGCTTCAGGCTCTACACCCCCAAAGTTTTGTACTCGTTCGCAAGAGCGTTGTACTGGCGTAAGAGGTTGTAGGGGGTTCGATGCCGTTCAAAGACGAGGCCGTACGTAAGGCCAAGCAGAAGCTGTACGCACGTAAGTGGTACGAAGGAAACAGACAAGAAGTTATTAGGAAAGCGAGAAAGGGCAGAGATAAAAACAGAACAGAGTGGGTCGCATACAAGTCGAAGCAGCGATGTAGTCATTGCCAAAAGAAACATCCGGCAATCATTGACTTTCATCATGTGATCAAAGAAGGTAAGCGATCTGTTAATTACTTGGCTGTCAGGCAGAGAAACATAGCCGAGGCGATCAAAGAGGCAGAGGAGAAGTGCATACCTCTGTGCTCGAACTGTCATCGAATACTGCACTGGGATTTAACACAGAAAGCAATGCGTAAAAGGAGAAAGAAGTGGATATCGACGGAGACATAATAGATTTAATTCGAGAACTACCGGCGCAAATGAACAGCCCCGAAGTTTCTGCGGAATTTAAATTCATGGTGGCAGGTGCAGTGCTCTGGCGTTGCGCCGACGAGATCAAATTTCTAAGGGCTGAGCTAGAGAAAGCAAGGAGTGGGGTAAGTGACAAGCGTCGTAAGGGTAAGAAAGTGCACGAACTGCAAGAACACTTTCGCAAATCCGGAATCCTTGCGTAGGCATAAGTGTTTCGGAAGCTGCCGTAGCCACGAGGCTTTACGAGCAGCCGGGTTTGTCGAGACCCCCAAAGGGTGGCTGTGCACTAAATTCACTAGGTCGATATGAGTATCATCACGTTAGATTTCGAGACGTACTATTCCAAAGAGTTTAGTCTGACTAAGTTCACGACCGAGGAGTACATCCGAGACAAGCAATTTGAAGTCATCGGTGTAGCGGTCAAGGTGGATGACGACGAGACCGTGTGGTTTAGCGGTACTCATGACGAGACCAAGGCGTGGCTTAATCAGTTTGATTGGGAACATTCCGCCATGCTCTGTCATAACACCCTGTTCGACGGGGCGATCCTCGCATGGGTCTTTGATTTAAATCCCGCGTTTTATATGGACACGCTCTGCATGGCGCGGGCGATACATGGCGTAGATGCAGGTGGCTCCCTCGCTGCACTCGTCAAACGATACAACTTGGGGGAGAAAGGTACGGAGGTGGTCAATGCATTGGGTAAGAAAAGGTTGGATTTTGATGGTGGAGATCTTGATCGCTATGCTGGTTATTGCCGCAACGATGTTGATCTTACCTATCATCTTTTTAATAAACTTGCTACGCGATTCCCGGGAGAAGAGCTTGAGCTAATCGACATGACGCTGCGGATGTTCATTCATCCCACGTTGATGATCGACGATGGACTGTTGGCCGGGCGACTGGAGGACATCCGAAGAGAGAAGACCGAACTGCTGAACGGATTGAAAGAGACACTGAAAGCGAACGACGAGGAAGAAGTACGCAAGAAACTCTGCAGCAATCCGCAGTTCGCCAAGGTTCTCAAGGAGTTTGGAGTCGAGCCGCCCACCAAGACAAGTCCTACGACTGGCAAGCAGACCTTTGCTTTTGCCAAGAACGACGAAGGGTTTATCGCACTGCAGGAGCATGAAGATCCTGTGATCCAGCAACTCTGCGCGGTGCGTCTGGGTACTAAATCAACACTGGAGGAAAGCAGAATTGAACGCTTTATTCGTATTCGTGGTAGGAACCGTGGTCGGCTACCTATTCCGCTCAAGTATTACGGTGCTCATACGGGCCGTTGGTCAGGCATGGACTCCGTCAACCTACAAAACCTTCCATCACGAGATAAGAAAAAGAAGACACTCAAGAATTCGGTGGTCGCTCCGCCCGGTCATGTCGTTATCAACAGCGACTCCTCGCAAATCGAAGCCCGAGTCCTTGCTTGGTTGGCCGGGCAAGATGATGTAGTTGAGCAGTTCCGCCGGGGCGAGGATGTGTATTCGATCTTTGCATCGAAGGTCTACGGCAGGTCGATCAGTAAGGCTGATCCGGTCGAGCGATTTGTCGGTAAGACCTGCGTCCTCGGCCTCGGTTACGGCACGGGCTCCAAGAAACTCCAGCACACCCTGAAGACGCAGCCTCCCGGGGCTGATTTGTCCGAGGATGAATGCAAGCGCATCGTCAACGTGTACCGGCAGCAGAACGACAAGATCCCGAAGCTCTGGGAAGAGTGTGATCATGCTTTAAATGCGTTGATGCAGGGAGTGCGGAGTAGTTTCACTCTGGGTCATGGTGGAGCACTCTGGATCACACCAGACGGTATTGGACTACCGAACCACCTGCACATTCGCTACAACAACCTACGCATCGAGAACAGTAAACCCATCTACGATTCACGCAAAGGTCCAGTGAACATCTGGGGCGGAGCGATGGTCGAGAACGTAGTGCAGGCTCTAGCTCGTATCATCGTGGGTCAACAGATGTTAAAGATCCGGGAAAAATATCGCCCGGTCTTGACCGTGCATGACGCCGCTGTGATCGTAGTGCCGGAGGGAGAGGTCAAGGAAGCTCTTGATTTTGTAACTAAAGTTATGTCTACTCCTCCTGATTGGTGTCCTGATTTGCCCGTCGCTTGCGAAGCGAAGTGGGGTGAGTCTTACGGGAGTTGCGGATGATCAAGTGGAGCTACAGTGGCCTGAAGGACTACACGAACTGCCCCCGGCAGTACTACGAAGTCAAGGTCGCAAAGAATTTTATTAAGAAGCCGACGCAGCAGATGCTGTACGGCTCCGCAGTCCATAAGGCTTTGGAAGATTACGTCGGAGAGAGCAAGCCGCTGGCGAAGAACTATGAGCGGTATCAGCCCATGCTGGACGCTCTGCTGGAGATCGAAGGTGAACGGTTTCCAGAATACCGCATGGCACTCAACACGGATCTACAACCCTGCTCGTTTGGCGGCGCGGACTACTGGGTCAGAGGCATCGTTGACTTGCTGATCGTCAATGACGACACGGCACACATCGTAGACTACAAGACAGGTAGCGCGAAGTATCCGGATGTGAAGCAGTTAAAGCTGATGTCGCTTATGACATACGCCCACTTCCCGGAAGTTCAGCACATCAAAGCAGGCCTGTTGTTTGTAGCCCACAACACGTTCATCGACGAGACTTACCATCGCGATGACTCCGAATATTTATGGAAGGATTTCCTTCCTGATCTTGAACGACTAAAGTTGTCCCATGAGTCAGACAAGTGGCCTGAGAATCCAACCCCGTTGTGCGGCTGGTGCCCGGTGACTACCTGTCAATTCCAGAAAGTGAGGTAGCAAATGAACTCAGATGAAATTGACCCACTACTGTCGTGGGAATTGGAAGTTAAGCGACTCAGAAAAGAGTTAAAAAAGAAAGCTGATCGGATAAAGAAGTTTAAGACTGGTGAAGAATATCGTGACATGTATGATGATATCAGCGAGCAACGAAAAATTATTCGCCGCCATCTTGACCGGATTAATTCTCTGAGACACGAGATAATTGTCGGTAAAGAGAAGTACGCGAGACTGGAAGCCACACATAAAAAGCTGCAAGAAAAGTTTGAAGCTAACTTTGGATTTCATCAATACTTGAGAGATGCCTTGAGCCAGACTGCGAATTTAATGGAGAACCACGATGCCGTACGTCAATAAACCCCGTCCTTACAAGAAGGAATACCAACAGCAGAAGGCTCGCAAGGAACATGCAGATCGCATGGAGCGTCAACGCGCTCGCCGTACTGTGGATAAGAACGGAAAAGACTTAAACGGTAACGGGAAAGCAGATCGGCGGGAGGGCAAGGACATTGCCCACAAGAAAGCCCTGTCGAAAGGCGGAACGAATAAGGATGGTTACACCATTCAGTCTCCTCGCCGCAACCGCTCATTTAAACGCACATCTAGCGGGGCGATGAAGTAATTCCCCACAAGGCATGAGTGTGGAGGAATGGGGCGTTTACCCACTTCCGCCCTAGTGGTCCGACATTACCGCTATAACCATGCCTGTTAGTGACGGCCCTGCTTTATTGCTTTTCCGGGTCGTGCGCTAACCGACTGGCCCCCGTAAGGGGCTTTTAGTAATGGATACAGTTATGAATATAGTAGACAACACAGCCATTCAGATGACCGTCCCCGCTGTCATAGGGGCACAGATTCTCCAAAACATTCAGAAGAGTCACGCGCTCAAGATCCAGTCTGAGACTCATGACGTACTGATCAACTGGGACTACGACGAAGCAGTTGACTTAGCGATGATGCTGGATGAGCACCAACCAAACCCAGATATCCCGCAGATTCCGTCGCCCATGCTGCGGGACTACAACTGGCCCGGTATCTTCAAGCCATTCGAGCACCAGAAGGTAACAGCTTCTTTCCTGAGCCTACGCCCCCGGGCTTTCTGCTTTAACGAAGCAGGTACAGGCAAGACCTCCGCCGCAATTTGGGCTGCGGACTATTTGATGAACCTAGGGGTTATAAAGAACGTGCTTGTCATCTGTCCGCTCTCGATCATGCAGTCAGCGTGGCAAGCCGATATCTTTAAGACAGCGATGCACCGTACCTGCGGTGTCGCCCACGGCTCCCAAGACAAACGCAAGAAGATTATTCGTGGTGGTTACGACTTTACGGTCATTAACTTTGATGGCGTCAACATCATGGCGGATGAGATTACTGCCGCTGGATTTGATCTGATCGTCATCGATGAGGCCAACGCCTATAAATCCACTTCAACTCGAAGATGGAAGACGCTGGCGAAGTTGATCAAGCCGTCTACCCGACTCTGGATGATGACCGGCACACCGGCCTCGCAGTCCCCTGTCGATGCGTTCGGGTTAGCTAAGTTGATTAGTCCATACCGAGTCCCGAAGTTCACGACAGCATGGCGCGACAAAGTCATGTACCAAGTGACACGATTTAAATGGATACCAAAACCCACATCGCAAATAGATGTGTACAACGCTCTGCAACCTGCTATTCGCTATACGAAGGCCGAGTGCCTTGACTTACCGGATGTGACGTACCAGACCCGCGAGATTCCTCTTAGCACTCAAGTGCAGATCTATTACAAAAAGCTCAAGAATCAAATGCTTATCGAAGCGGCTGGAGAACAAGTCAGCGCGGTCAATGCGGCGGCTAGCCTTAACAAACTACTTCAGATTTCAGGCGGTGCTGTATATACCGACAGCCGTGACGTAGTTGAGTTCGATATCTCTCCACGTTTAAACGCACTGTCAGAAGTACTGGACGAAACCGTAAATAAAGTTGTAGTATTTGTCCCCTTCACGCATACTATTACGGTGGTATCCGAGTACTTGGAAAAGCAGGGAATTACGAACGACATCATTCAGGGTTCAGTCAGTGCTACGCAGCGCACTAACATCATCAGCAGGTTTCAAACTTCCGATAAACCCCGAGTCCTAGTAATCCAGCCCCAAGCCGCATCGCACGGTATTACTTTGACCGCAGCAGATACGGTAGTGTTCTGGTCCCCCGTGATGTCAGTAGAGACGTACCTGCAATGTATTGCTCGTATTGACCGTGTTGGACAAAAGAACAGCATGACCGTCGTACACCTGCAAGGCTCAGAGGTCGAGCGGAAGATGTACCAGATGCTGCAAGGTAAGGTGGACAGTCACCAGAAATTAGTTGACTTGTACAAACAGGAGATGGAAAGCAATGAGTGACGTTAATTTAGACGAGTTAGTGAGTGCATTCATCTCGCTCCGTAACGAGCGGGCGAAGCTTAAGGATGAGTACGACGAGAAAGACAACGCGCTGAAGCAAGACATGGACAGGCTTGAAATGGCAATGCTCGAAGTCTGCAATGGCGTCGGTGCTAGTAGCATCAAGACTTCTCACGGCACGGTCATTCGTAGGCTCAACGAGCGGTTTTACTGCACCGACTGGGATAACTTTGGCAAGTTTGTGCTAGAGAACGAGGCGGTGGCGTTATTAGAACGTAGGATTCATCAGGGCAACTTCAAGCAATACATATCTGAAAACGAGGCAGATGGGTTGCCGCCCGGTGTTAGCGTGATGCGCGAGTATGGCGTCACGGTTCGTAAATCAACCTCGGCAGATCAGTAATAATTTAGTTAGGAGTTCAGTCATGAGTAACGATATTATTTTGAGCATTCAGAACAGTCTTTCAGGCCGCAAGGTTGACGACGAGACACTTGCCGTTGCAGGTAAGAGTGTCATCAGCACGAAGGATTACGCGAAGCGCATTTCGATCAAGGGCGGCGTTTTCCGTAAGTATGTTGGCGGTAAGGAAGTGGCGTCGATTGAAGATCGGTCGATGAACATCATCTTTGCAAAGATGGCCCCCACCCCGAGCCGTACGTACTACTCCTCGGCATACAAGGAAGGCGAGAAGACTAGTCCCGGTTGCTGGTCGAGCGATTCGAAGACTCCCGATCCGGAAGTTAAGAACCCGCAAGCCTCATCTTGCGATGCCTGCCCGTGGAGTGTTCAAGGCAGCGGTAACGGTGGTCGTGGCACGGCCTGCAAACTCTCGTGGCGTACGGCGGTTGTTCTGCCGAATGATCCGTCAGGTGATGTGATGCAGTTGGTTCTCCCGGCTACGTCAGCGTTTGCCAAGGAAGAGAATGGTAAGTGGGGCTTCCGTCCGTACTGCCAAGCTCTCGCCAATCGCGGCATCGGTGCCAAGGACGTTGTGACGAAGATGCAGTTCGACACTAAGTTCCCGGTCCCGAAGGTTTGGTTCTCTCCGGTGTCCGCATTGGATGACGAAACTTCCGCGATTGTCCAAGCTCAGGGTCAGACCCCGGCAGCAGAGAATGCTGTTAAGCTGAATGTCTATCAATCAGACGAAAGCGAAGCACCCGCCGTTGCCGAGCCTGTGTTGCGTAAGGTCGAGAAGACTGAAGCCGTTCCGGGAGAGGATGTGTCGGATGTCATCAAAAAGTGGTCAAAGAAGAAGTAAAGGTGCCTCATGCCAAGACCCTACGGTAGTAAGTTTTTAGTCGCTCTGAACAAAGCCAAAGAAGATCGGCTTGGAATCAGGCTGGCTAAGCTTTGTGTTAGCGCTAATATCCCGGCTACGTTGGTGGCGAAAGCCCTCAATACGTCATCGACTACGGTCTACAGTTGGTTCCGTGGTCAGGGTATTCGCGAGCATAAACGTAGGGAGGTAGAGGTCTTCATTGACCTGTTGACTGCGGACATGAATGAAGGACGTTTGCCCGTCACGGATATCGACGATGCAGCGGACTACATCAGTGACATGATCGGGGAACAAGTCCGATAACCATGTCGTCCTCTTTCAATGGCGGGGGACTAACACCCCGCCTTATTTCTCCCTGCGGTTATGAGAAAACAATTTTACGAAAAAGCGTTGCCTACACAGGGCGTTTACTGTGTCGCCTTAATCAACCCGGAGTCAGGGAGGACCCGGCATGAGTACGCGCATTCGCTGGAGGAATTGTTCGGCGTACTAGATAGGTGTTCGCAGCAGACCGAAAGTAACGTATATGTTACCCCCTGCTCATTCGGTGATGAAGCAAGAACGGCATCAAACGCTGTCTTCTCCAGATCGTTCTTTGTAGACCTCGACGTTAATCACGGTAAGGTTTGCTACACGAGTAAGGAAGAAGCAGCCAATGCGCTTGATGAATTCCTAGAGGATTCAGGACTCCCGGCTCCAGTACGGATCGACTCCGGTGGCGGGTTGCAAGCCTATTGGTTGTTTGAAGAAGACGTTGCGATTGAAGACTGGAAGGTCTACGCCGCTAAATTTAAACAATACTGCGCTGACAAAGGACTGCTGATTGATCCTGCAGTGACGGCAGATGCCGCCCGAGTCATGCGTTGCCCGGACACTTTGAACCTCCGGACTCAGACTCAAGCCAGCATACTTAGCAGTGATATCGATCAGTACGATTTCGGTGCGTTCCAAGAATTCCTCGATGAGAACGTAGCTGATACAGCATCGGTCCTTGCAACCCTCAAACCCAAAGGCCCCATCGACGAGGAGACTCGGGCGATTGCCATGCTGGATAACTTTGAGGATTCGTTTGCGTGGCTTGCCAAGAACAGTCTGGCTGGGTCCGGCTGCAACCAGATCAAATACGCTCTGGAGAACGCCGCTACTCTGTCGTACGACCAGTGGCTCGATGCGTTGTCGGTAGCCCATCGGTGTTCAGATCGCGCCGAGGCTATTCGTTTGGTGTCGGAAGGCCATCCCGGCTACAAGCCTGAAGAGGCAGAATTTAAAGCGAACGAAACCGGCAAGGCGTCCGGCCCTCGTACTTGCGCGACATTCGAGAACAACAATCCCGGTGGCTGCGACGGATGTCCCTTCAAGGGCAAGATCACCTCGCCCATTCACTTGGCGCGAAAGCTCCGGGTACCGGCTGCTCCGACAGGTCCACTACCCCCACCGCTCCCTGTAGCACCTGAAGAAGATACGGTCTGGGGAGAAGGGGACGACCATGATTTGCTAATTTTCCCGGAGTATTTAGAGCCATATACACGCGGTATACACGGTGGGATCTATTACACTCCCCCGGCCAAGGTAGACAAAGAAGGCAAGGTCACCCAAGAACCACCTGTCCAGATCCTCAACCGGGCTGTATATCCGTACAAGCGTATGTTCAGCGCGAGGGATGGCGAGTGTTTCATGGTCCGCACCGTGATGCCGCTCGATGGCTACCGTGAGTTTTTATTGCCGGTCGATAACGTCTACTCGCAGGACTTGCTGTCAAAGGCTCTCGTGCAGAGCGGCGCGACATACGATCCGGACAAAATTAAGCAGGTCATGAAGTACTTCATACGATGGTCAGAGTACCTATCGTCAACAGTCAGGGCGGAGCAAATGCGGATGCAAATGGGATGGACTGAAAACTTTGACGCATTCATCGTAGGTAACACTGAGATCAGGAGCACCGGGGAAGCTGTTAAGGCAGCCTCGTCGCCGCTGGTTCGGGCCGTCGCGAAACATTTAAAGACCGAGGGCAGCTACGAGATCTGGAAGCGAGCCATCCGGACGTTGAACGAGCCGGGATTTGAGATGCACGCGTTCGGCATGATAACTGGCTTCGGCTCTCCTTTAATGTGCTTCACTCCGGTGGCAGGCGCATCCATTTGCTTTACCAGCGCAGACTCTGGTGCAGCTAAGACCGGTGCTCTGTACGCGGCGCTCAGCATCTGGGGACACCCGAAGAACATGAGCCTTGTCGATCAGGGCGCTACTCAAAACGGTTTCATCGGGCGTTACTTGAATCTGAAGAACCTGCCGTTCGGCATCGACGAAGCGTCAAACGCGGACCCGGATGATTTAGCTAAGTTGATCCACGCCGTATCGCACGGTAAGGCCAAGGTCCGTATGCAGTCCTCAGTTAACGCCGAGCGCGAGCATGAAGACTCAGCCTCGTTGATTGCGTTCTTTACATCGAACCAATCTATCTACGACAGGCTCCGCCTACTTAAGGGCAGCCCGGACGGTGAGATGGCCCGCGTTATTGAGTTCACCATCAAGAAGCCGCCGCAGTTGAATACTGAACTCGGTACGATCACCTTCAACGTACTTAAGCAGAACTACGGTTTTGCTGGTATTGAGTACATGCAGTACATCGCCAAGGTCGGTCTCCCCCGGGTCAAGGAGTTGGTGAACAAATGGCTGATCCGTTTCATGCAGGAAGTAGGCGACAACACCGGATACCGTTTCTATCAGGGTATGGTTGGCGCATCGTTTGCCGGTGCTGAGCTAGCGGTCGAGGCAGGCATCATCGAACTTGATGTCGAGCGAGTATTTAATACGGTCATCCTAGAGATCATTCAACTGAGGGATCACACGGTTAAGATCAATAGCACCGACTACCCTGCGCTCGTCACCGAGTTCCTGTATCAGAATTGGTCAGGCATGTTGATCCTTGAAGAACCCAATAAGGTCATTCAGGAGCCGATGGCAGGGCGTCCTCTCATCGCACGATCTGAGATTTATAACAGCACCCAATACATTTCTAAGAGCGAGTTCCGGAAGTTCTTGGCCGCGAAGCAGGTCAGTAGTCGCGAGTTCGAGAAGGCCATGCAGCAGCACGGGCTGATTACCAAGCTCGACCGGCACCGCCTATCTACCGGATGGAAGACCGGATTCCATGCCAACCCTGTATCGGTCTACGCCATCAAGGCTGAACTGCCAAAGGACATGATCGACAAGGATGCAGCAGTTAACTGAACCAGAGTGGATCTTCCCGTTTGACGGGATGGAGGTAGGGGACAGCTTTTTTATCCCTACTCTTAAGCCAGCAGAGCTTATCTACATCATAGACACGCGCTCCAAGATCGCCGGTATAAAGGCGAAGGCTTACGCCTCATCCAAGGATGGATGTCTTGGGGTGCGGGTATGGAGGGTCGGCTAAGGCTCGACCCCGTACTCTTCTGCCATCTTGACGAAGTTTCGTGCGTACATATCGCGGATAGTGCGGTACATATCGACGGTGGGGCGGCGCTGGTTAGGCGGCAAGTCGCTAGCGCTCATGGTGTTTAGTTTCTCACGAGCGTCACGCATTGGGCCGTTGACTACGTTGTTGTAGTAGTTGACCAGAATGAGGGCTTCCGGATTGTCCTGAAGATACTCCAGATACGCTTCGCCGCCGTCCTTACGGTTCTTGAACATGTTGAGAGTGTCACGCATCTTCTCAACTTTCTTCTCGACTTCAGCAAACTCACGAGCGTCCACACTGCTGCGCTTGCCGATAAACGAATCGAACAACGTCAGGTCACGCTTAGCGTCAAAGTCTTTGTTGTTTGCAACCGTCAAGCTAAGCCCGTACATATTCGTAACTACACGGGACATACCATCCGCATAGTTATTTGCGAAGAACGCAACAGTCTGAGGCTGCCAATTGATTGCACCGCCACTAATCTCTACCAAGAATCGAGTGACCTTCTTGTATGCCTCTGGTACATATTCGCCACCACTGTAGGCATCACCAAAGCGACTGGAGCGGGCGTTGTAAATCTGCTTACCAAACGTATCCACGTTCATGACGTACTCAACCGCCGGACGCAGTGCAGAAGGAACCGCACTATCTACAAGCCATGCAGCAGGGTTGTCAGTCGGGTTGAACCGGGCAACCGGAATTGGGATGAATGAGTCCAGCGTGATACTGACAGAGTTGGCAACAGCGGAACCAAACGAATTACCGCCCATTGCCACGCCCATCCACTGAGCGCCCATCGCAGCAAACGCGCCCGCACCGAAGCCCCACGGTACGTTAAAGAAGTCGTTGTCCTTACCCATGATGGGATTCAGGAACTTCATGGGGAGTCGCAGGTTACGGGTCCAGATGTCCATGTCGTCAGTCAGGACACGGTTACGTCCTTGCTCATCATCCTCCGCACCCATCACCGCCATGAAATAAGCAAAAGCTCCAGCACCAGCAAGTGCCATGATGGTCATCTGCGCCGTATTACGACGCTCCTCGTATGTACGTTTAAATTCTTCAACAGCAGCGGGGTCGTTGCGGACCTGTGCGGGTAAGTGACTCAGCGCCTGTTCCAACGGCTCAAAGGCCGGACGCAGAGCGTCAATCGCACGGACAGCACCTGTTGCTGCAGGGCGGAAGAACATGAAGGCAGCACCAGCCTCGCGACCATACAGACCCACCTGCTCAAAGTTGGCGAGTTCTTTTGCGTACGCCGCCGCCCGGATCTTGGACTCCTTGGTAATGGTGTCGAGTTCAGCCTTAGTCGGCTTACGTCCGGCTCGTTGCTCAAAACGCTTAGTCGATTCAGCGATGTAATTACTCTTCATGGCAGCGTAGGCCGCAGCACGTGAGGTGAACTCAAACGCGTCAGTCCATACGTCAACGTAGGTATCAAATTGTTCTTTGGTCTGGATGATCTTGCTACGGCCCACATCTTTCAGCAGTGACTCTACCTGTCCCTGCATCGCCATACCCATGACGTAGGAAACACGGCCCCCTTCTTCCAGATACTCAAACACGTTGGCAGCACCCTCATCCTTCACGGAACCATCAGGGTTAAACGCCATCTTTTTGATCTCATCGACCTTGTTCTGGGCGTAGAGCGCCGAGATCTTACCGGCCTTGTAGAAGCCGTTGTCTGCAACCTGACGAGCAATCGCACCGATAAAGTTGTAAGCAGCCTTGCCACCCTTCTCCGCACCGACAGTCCACGTGTTAGTCAGTACGTCGCGCACGAAGTTGTACGGATGGAACGCCGGGTTATATCGGGTATGCATCGCGCCAATCAAACTGGTAAAGGCGTTGGCCTTATCCAAGATCGGGGAGTTAGCGCGGAACGTACGCCTAATGGATTCGCTGATCGCCTTGTCCTTATCAGAGATCTCGTACACCTCGATGGTGCCGTCCGGCATATAGTGGAAGAACTTGTTGTTCCCCATCACTTCTGCAGGATCAAACCCGTTGAACCGTTGCTCAAAGGTGATCGTCTTGTAGAGCTTACCGATGATGTACTTCTGATTGATCAGGTTCTTCAATGACTCCGAAACGCCCTCGCGTCCGGCACGGGTAGCGGCTTTGGCACCGTCCACCATCGTCTGGATTAGTGGGTTGTCAGAGTCAGACAGGCGGCCTTCCGTGCCGTACGCAAATTCGTTGAAGTCTTTAGATGAGATGCGGCTGTAGCCAAGCTCAAGGGTTTCATCGCCAGCCGTCACATCGGAGGAAGGCTTACCCTTAAACGGTACGTAGTTCTTGTATCCGTAGAACGCCGTCAGGTTGGTAGTTGGCTGCGACCAATAGTTCGCCATCTTGTCGAGCTTGATCGTGTTCTCCTGAATCTTCTTCAGGGCGCTCAACATTTCGCTCAGTTCTTTCTTGTGCGGGTCAGCATCGTACTGAGCCTTCATCTCCGCGATCTGAGTCTTGGTGTAGCCACCAACCACGTTGTAATCAGGTGAGTCGAGATCCACCGACTTAGTACCCACTGGGCTGAAACCCTTCGGGTCCTTGTATCGCTCGACTATCTCTTCGAGTCGCGCACGGAGTTTTTCTGCATCCGTCTTGCCGTCCGGACCTTTCTTAGTCAGATCGACGTTTTGCGCCAGCATATCGAAAATAGCCTTACGCGCATCGGCAGGAGTCATCTCCTTGCCGCCAAAGTTCAGCTTGGTCTTGTTGTCGAGCGGAACATTCTTTAGATACTTGATCAGGCGGCGCTCTGGCTCGTGCAGGGCCATGACATACATGTGCAGGCGACCCAACGCAGAGTTGACGTCGATCTTCTCTGCTTTAGCATAATCGTGAATCGCGCTCTGCAGATCCTGTACGTGCGGCTGAATGTCACGGGTCATCAGGTGGAATGCCTTACCAGACGACAACATGATCAAGTCGTAAATGTTGTTGTAGCCCGGTGCGCCAACGATCATCTTACCCGCATACATCAAAGCATCCTGCAGGCGCTTCAACGGACGACGCTCGTTCTGGAACATGCGAATCAGGTTCTCAGTACCTCGGTAGGATACCTTCTCCTTGATGGCTTCCTTGATACCGTAGTTCTGTCCAGTCTTCTCGCGGATCTCTTCTGCGAGGCGGGTTTCAATCTCAGCCGGGGTTTCAGGCTTGCCCGCAGGAGCCTTAATCCGTTGTTCATCCACAAAGCTTCGGAGACCGTTACCGTTTAATTCGTCACGCAACGGTGAGGTATCGATATCACTCCTGAGCGCAGCAGTCTGCGGTACTACCTCCGGCGACATGATCTGACTACTGACTCGCAGTACTTCAGACAGGGCTGTATCTTCTTTCGGACTTAATCCAAGGAAATCGCGCACGATCTCAACGAAGTTATCCCACAGAGTTTTGTCCTGCTTGTAGGGGATGGACTCCAAATAGTCCTGCATGTTCTTGTTGGACAACGCCCAAGCGACAAGCTCGCGAGGGTTCTTCAGTGCATTTGAACCACCCTTGAACTCACGCTCCAACGGAGAAAGATCTTTGTCCGGGAAATTCTTACGCGCCTTGAAGTGCTTGATGACCGCACTAAACAACTTATCCAGATCTTTGCCAGCCTTGTACAGTTTAGTACCGGGCTTAGCGTTTTTCGCCAAAAGGATCGAGTGCGAAGTGACGGCGTGGACCAATTCATGGAGGACGGTCTCGTAGTCCGTACCAAACTGTCCACTGATTGATAACTCCGGCCCGCGCAGAGCAATAATTGACGAGCCGTTAAGCGGATCAAATGTATGAGAACCAAGCGTTCCACTCTTAGCGAGAGTTGGATGATTTTTTAAATTCCCGCGATCAACAACGGTCAGGTTAATTCTGTAGCCTTGATCTATGTACTGCTGCAAACGTTCTTTGACGCGCAGAGCGATAACTTCATATGCCTTATTCGGCGCGTTGTCAGCAAGGTATTGAGCAATATCAACAACCGACCGCCCACGAATGTCGTCAGCAAACTTTATCGCTTGTGCGAGTCGAGTAAGCACGTTGCTAGTAGGCGTAGAAACGGTCGGCGCTTTAGTAATTGGTGGTAGCTTCAACTGCTTGCGGAGCACCGAGATGTCGCGATTGATTTCGCTACGGAGTGCAGCACCTTGCTGACGAGTCTCCGGATTCATCTCCATCTGCTGGGCCTGTTGCAGACGCTGTTTAAATTGCTTAACTGCTGTGGCGTACCCTGCCTCACCCGTCTCCTTGGCAGGCTTCAACGGACGAAGCGCCTTAGCAACGATAGTCCGCACACCATCCAGATCAGTCTCTGGGTTAAAGCCCGGTTGTGCCCGAGCCGTACGGATCAGGTTCTGGATGCGGTTGTAATTGAACGGATCAAGCCGCTTCTCTTTGACGGCGGTCTCTGCTAACTGCTGAATGGCGGCAATATCGGTAGGTACCGCGCTAAGTTCTTTCTTAGTGACCGGAGCTTCGCGGCGGGCCGCTTGCTGTGCCTGTACTTCAAGCTCTTTGTCTTTAGGCTTTTCTGTAGTGGCCTTAGCAGCAACCTTCTCAACTTCGGAGAGACCGCCTAAAAGTGCAGAGTATTCCCCCTTGATACGCTCTTGGGTTTCTTTCTCTTGATCTAGTGCACTTGGCTCAGGCGCTTTTCCGCCAGTAGTAGGTTGAGCAGATACCCCAGCGCCAGCCAATCCTCCTTGTTGAGGTGGCACAGTTCCGGTGTCGGGTCTTTGTCGTTGTACAGGCAGTCCAGTGCCGCCGAGAACTCGTCCTCGCTCAGTTCCAGCACCCTCCGGTACTTCTCCTTTTTGTATTCCTCTTCCAGCATCTGGAGCGAATGTAGCAGGTGCAGCTACCGGTTGGCGAGTCTGAGGGCGATATATCGGCGGCTGGGGTGTTGTAGTTTGACCAGTAGTCGGTTTAACAAATGCTGTCGGAGCCGCTGGCTCTGCTATCGCCTGCTGAATCTCGTTGAACAGCTTCGTGTTCTTTTCTATCTGCTTGTTCAGTTTAAATTTATTCGCCTGCGGGTCCTGACGAGCAGCCTTGACTTCTGCAAAGCGCGATGCGAATTCCTGCAGGGTCTCCGGATCAAACCCAGCGGCGTCAGCAGCCTCAAGCAGCTTAGCCAATCCAGTGTCATCGAGACTTTCCCACTCAGCGATGGCAGGACCACGGACTTTCTTACCGGTAGGAGCTGGGGCAGCAGGGGTGGTAGTAGGCGGAGCTTCCCCGCTTACTTGCTCAAAGCCGCCCAGTATCTGAGACAGGTTAACTTCACCGGCAGCAATCTCTGGCGTGGGTTCTCCGGCTAGAGCCTTGATAGGCTCTACTTCAGACGTAACCTTTTCGGGTTCGGCTTCTTTGACCTTGTCTGCAGCCCGCTTACGGAGAATGTCTTCTGCTTCGCGACGTTTGTCAGCGTTCTGAAATACCCCCGACACACCACCGATACCACCGCCGAAGATGGCAGCAGCGGCACCCGCTTCGAAAAATTCACCCCGAGCATCAGCATCAGATAGGGAAAGCCCAGCCTGCCAGCGTTCTAAAGCCTGCTGTGCAATTTCTTGTGGGATCTCGAAAGCCACGCCTTTGCCGATACCAGCTACAACTCCTTTACCAGTGGAAAGGGCGTTGTTTTTAAACGCATCGACCAAAACGTCTTCGGCTTCTTTGGCGGTTTTTTCCGCGCCTTCACCAACCAAATTGTTGAGCAGAGGGAACTTGCTGAACAGCGGTTTAAAAAATTGAAACCCAATCTGATCCAGTTTGGTCTGGCCGTATGCAGCCACCAAGGCTTTTGGTAGATCAGTCGCTTGAGGATCTTCACCCGCATCGATCTGTTCTTGCTGAGTCTGTGCCTGTCGAGTCAGATTACTGATTGCGTTTTGAGCGCCAAGGACACCGAAACCGACCAAACCCGCTGGACCCGGAGCCTTAGTAAGAATTTTTGCAAGCTGAGCAGCAGCACCCGGAGCAGCGAGATAGCCCGCCATCGCACCGCCAGTACTCTGCACCCAGTCAACAAAATCGCCTGCGCTACGAACCTCTGACAGAGGGATAGATTGGTACTCAGACTCTTGGGTCTTAAGTAACTCTTCACGCGCAGCGGGACGGTCTTCGCCTTCAGCCACACCAAACTGTGCCGCCGCCGGAAGTCCGAGAATCGTGCCTGCAGCTTCTTTGGCTGACGAGAAAAACCCAGCACGTTCTTTAGGCGTTTCAGCCGCGCCTTCTTCAGCCGCCGGAGCCGGAGCTTGTGTACCACGCAGCGTACGATATGCCTGAGCAACCGCCTTAAATTCCGGCGTCTCAATCTTGTCTTGGTTCTGCATCAGGTACTGGGCGTACCGTACCAAGCGCGTTTGATTGTCGTACTGGGGCGAAGCCTCTTGAACAGGTTCTTCTAATTGGGTGTTAATCGGCAGAGCAGCAATCTGTTCCGTCGTCAGGCCTGTGAGCTTGGCGATGCGAGGGGCTTCCTGCAGGGGAACCAATTCAGGTGCAGCGACAGGCTGCTTCGGGTTCTCCGTCACGCCGGGGGCAAGTTCTTTCTGTCCGCTCGCAGACTGAGCCGCCATCAGGTATTGGTCTGGGGCGTATGGGTCTTTACCGTTCTCGTGAGCGACGATAGCCGAGCTAAGCTTAGCCAGCATATCTGGATCTTCAAGATTTAAAGGCTGCGTCGGATCGATACCCAGTTTCTGGGAGACCGAGTTGATATAGGCAGAAGTATTGTTTTCGCTAGCCGGTGCCCACCGAGGAATGATGTCCTCGATAGTCTGCAGGCCATACTTGCGAGCGTAGTTGAGAAGATTTAAAGACAACGCCCGAAGGCCGTGCTCCGGGGTTTGGAACGTCTCAAACCGCTCGTCTTCTCCCGCTATCTTTCCGAGCCAAGGGATGTCAGAAAGAACGATGTTGCCCGGATTGTTATTCCGAAGCCCACGCGGGAGATCTGCCATAGTTACTTCCCAGTGCCAAGTGCCATGTCCACGATGGCGTCAGTCGGAGAAAAGTCGAGATCGCCACTAGCCGGATTGTACTGGATTCCAGCCATGTAAGACGGAATCTGCATATTCATCTGCACCTGCCGCCGGATTAGTTCATCCATTTCAGCAGTGGCAGCCTGTTTTTCTTGTGGGGTTTTGGCTTGTGCGTACTTTACTTGAGCCGCTACATAAGCGGGATTGTCAGCGATTTCTTTCTGCGCCTGAGCCGCCAACTGACTCTGTGCTCGGATCTGGGCGTTCTGCAGCGAACTTGCAGCCTTTGCCTGCGCCAGACCCATACTCGTTTCAAGTTGAGCCTGAACAATCATCAAGCCACGGGCGTTGTCACGAGCCTTTTCAGCGCGGGCTTGAGCATTCTCATATCGCTTCAATGCAGAGCCACGGAGTTCGCCACGTGAAGCCTCGCGCAGCTGCTCCATGTCCATCGTGAATTTGTCGAGGTCTCTCTGAGCCTTCTCTTGTTCAGCACCGAGGAACTCTTGAGCCTTCATGTAGCCGCCGAGACCCTCAACTGCAGCAGCGAGGAACTTCTGCGTCTCGTTACCGGGCTGGCCGCCTTTAGCAGCTTGCTGAGCCATCGCGAGACCTGCGGCCACGAGCGCACGACCAAAGTTGGAGTCTTTACTCTGCTTGAGCTTCTCCATACGTTCAGTCTTGATTCGGTCGCCTTCAGTAAACATTTTGCTGAACGGGCCAGTACCCTCTGCTTCAGCGCGTTTGAGAAGCTTCTGATATTCACTGTCTTCCGTAACTGCGTTTTCAAGACTCGCACGAGCAGACTCAATCGCAATCGGAATGTCGAACATGCCGCCACGGGTTTTGGCGGAGCTAATACTAGGAGCAATACGACGCTCTGGTTTAGCTTCTTCCTTTGGTTTGGCCGCTTCGGCCTTTTTCTCAGCAACGCGTTCGGATTCACGGTTGCCAAACAGACCAAGAGTCGCTCCGGACAAGAACGAACTAATTGAATCGCCAACGTTCTCCAAGGCTTTTTTATCTAGATTTATAGCGCCCTGAGCAATTGGACCACGTTGTTCTTGGTATCCAGAGAATCGATCCCCCGGCAATGCTAGAGGGTTGACTGGAATGACCGGGCGATCTTTTTCCTCTTCTGCTTCACGTGCAGCTTTTTCACGCAGGTCCGTAATTAGTGCACTCGTGCCACCAATGCCAGCCAACGCGCCAAGGCCGCTACGAATCCAACTGGACTTCTTAGCAGGAGCAGCCTCAGCCTCAACAGCCGCAGACGGAGAAGCTTTCGGAGTTTCAGTAGCGTACCCCTGACTCTTACGCCAAGCTTCTGCCTCGCGGCGCACTATGCTCGGGCGATCAGGGTATACGAGTCGGCCACCTTCTATTTTAGCTCCTTCAAGGCGCTTTCCAGCGGCTTGTCTATATGTGCCGTCTTCTAACTTGTGCCAAAGATTTCCCTTGTCATCAACAATATTAGTGACAACACGCTTCCCTTCCGGAACGTCTTCAATCACCTCCGGATAGTTTTCAAGGCCGATACCATAATTACCAAGCCCCATTCTTCCTTCGGCTGCTTTTTGCCGCATCATCTGCATACGGATTTGCTCCGGAGTCAGACGCGGCATCATGTCATCAACGAGGTCACCCGAAGCAAACGCAACGATGCCGCCTTCGGCAAACTGAGGCTGGAACCCCGGAGTCGGGAGCGCGGCGATTCCCTGATACGCTTGATTCAGTTGGTCGCGAATAGTGTTCTGTGGGGGCTGTTGCTGCATCTGGCGCAGCTTCGCGGCCTGAGCCATCATGGTCCCAAGATCAGGGGAAATGTTGTCTAAAAGCAACTGCTGTGCATAAGCGGCTGCCTGATCAGGGGGCATACCACTAGCTTGTTTTTGATTTATTGATGCTTCAGCAGCACGGCCTAGCGTGCTAATTGGTCCCATCATTACTTGCCACTCCCAAATCCGCCAAGGAGTCCGCCCAATCCTGCCAGACCCAGACCACCAATAATACCGCCCATGCTAGGAGGTGCTTGATAACGCTGTTGAATAGCGCCTGAAGCCGGGGTACCACGGAGAATATCCGAGAACCAAGACAACTGCTGAAACGGCAACTGCTGCTCGTTGAGGAACTGCTGGTAACGGCTAGCAAGATCCTGCTGACCCAGAGCCTGAATCTGCGAACCCGCACCGAGTTGAGCCTGATTGATACCCATCCGCTGCTGATAGTCGTTCATACCCAAGCCGCCAAGAGCCTGAGCCGCCGCAATCTGCTGCGCCAAACCCTGCATCCCGAGGCCAGCACCGAACTGACGGGACTGCTCACCCAACTGTGCCCCAGCCAGACCGTATTGAGCGCGTTGACCCGCACCCTGCATACCAAGCTGGTTGAGGTTCTGAAGCTGGTTGAGTTGCATCTGCTGCATACCCTGACGAGCCTGCTGGTTAGCAAGATTCGCCTGAAGCCGCGCAGCCTGCTCCGTGTTGAATTGCTGCTGTCCCTGCTGGAACGCGTTCTGCAAACCTGTGGCTTGAATACCACCAAGTTGATCCTGAAGACTGCGCTGCGCTTCCGCTTGGAGCAAAGCCTCACGAGTACCGCCACGAGCGCCTGAACGAATACCGGCTGACTGGAGTCCCGGAATCTGACGGGAATAGTCCCGAAGTGCCTGTGACTTTTGCTGTTCAACAACGCCCTGCATATAGGGCGACATGTAATCCTTCGTAGCGCCCGGACGGGTAAACGACTGAGTGCCAACTCTATCGTAGTCAAACCCCATCTCGCGCATCTGCGGGTCTTGGTAGTAGTTCACCGCTTGGTACGGATTGTATTGCCCCATCTGCTGAGCGCGAAGTCCAGCCAGACCAGCCAAGCCCGTAGCCTGACCAATCTGCGGAGAAACTTTCATCCCGGCAACGTCTAAGAACGCTTGCTCTTGAAGCGGATTGAATTGCTCAACCATCTGCCCCGGGTAGGCTTGGAATCCACGACGGGAAAGCCTTTCAGACTCTCCTAGCAGACGCTCAGCGTAAGGCTTAGCCCATTCCGGGATGTTGGAAGTAACTTGAACTGTTTCAGTTGGGGATGCCATTTGTAACTCCTATTAGGCAGGCATGTAGTTCCGGGGATTAACTTCCGGAGCCTGCCTTTCACGACCCGTCCGCACTTTGCGAATCCGGTCCATCATTGCGTAAAGTTGTTTTGCACCAGCATCGGTTGATCCGTTGCCAAGATGCGACACTACATCTGCAGGAATTACAAACTCGCCGTCTGCAAGTCGGGCTTCCTGTGTCCCGTTAATATTGGCCTTGATGTCATCAGACATGCCATCGCCAGCCCCGTTGACGAGCTTACCGCCTACAGCGAACTGCTGCAAAGAGCCGATCCCGCCCTGAGCGTAGCCGGGGACATATCCACCACCCGCGAACCCCTTGTCGTAATCGGTGTTCTCTTCGATGATGTTCCCTTCTTCGTCGTAGATAGTACCGCTATAGTTCGGGCCAAAAACATCGTCACCCGCTGCCTTAGTTAGGCCGAAGCGTTCTTGGCTCAAGCTGGGCAGGAACGGACTAAAGCCGCCACCGGTACGCCCGGTAGAAGCAGGAGGCTCAGCGGGTTTTTCTTCTTCCTTCTCTTCTTCAACCGGCTCGTCGGTCTCAATCTTGACCGTAGCCTTCTTTTCGTCAGCGGCCTTCTTTTCCTCGATAGCCTTTTTGATCTCAAGAATAGTGCCTAACCCCGGAACAGCTAACTTCGCTATTTCCGTAAGTGCCGCCATGCCGAGATCCTTCATCTCTTGCTTCTTCTTTTCAGCCTCGGCCTTCTGCTGTTCATCAAAATCTTTAAGGATGTCATCGACAACGGACTTACTTTCGTCCCCGATCTTTTGCGTTGATGGGGGATTGGTAAAGCCAAGTTCGACAAACTCTGTGCCGATTGGTTGTTCATTAACAGAAACAATTCCCCTGCTAGGCGGAGGCGACGACGCGATTGGAGGAGCTACACTAGCCGGAGCGCCCGCGTAATCCGAAGCAATATTTTTTGGATCGAACACTTCAATCGAAGTTTCGGTGTCTTTTTCTTTGTCCTTTTGCGGCTCAGACACAATAGGCGGCAATCCGCCAGCACCGGGAGGGCCGGAGATAGAACCGATTTGTCCCGTGTAGTCCTCGGTCGTAGTGCCCGGCTCCGCAGTAATTTCTATACCCGGCGTCTTCTCATCCTCTGGCGGAGGCTCAGTCGGGAACTCACCCGGAGTGCCAAACAAAAATCCTAAGTCCTCGGGTCTTGCACCCGGAGCAACAGAACTCGGAGGAGTCAATTCTTCCTTGGGAGGTGGAGGCGGAGGAGGGGGCGGGGGAGGTGGCAGCAAATCAATCGGAGTGCCAGTCACGCCAGTAGCGAATGGATCATTGCCATCCGGAGTCGGAGAAGTACCGCCAGCACCGCCAGCAGGACCAGTCGGCAACGCAGAAAACTCCCAGCCCGGGCCGGAAGATTTATATGGCGTCTTCAGGCGGTTACGGAGTTCGTCCAAATAATTTTTCAACGCCGAGGTATCACGTGGCGTCGTATCAGGGGGTACTAGCAAACTCTCGTAATAAGCCTTCAACCCTTCCCGGTCTTGAGTGAACTGCGGGTTGACTGTAGTCGTCGTGACTTCAGGCGGGTTATAGATGCTAAGTGGCTGAGGCAGAACAGCGCCCGGAGACACCATGACCTCACCGCCATCAGCGAACACTTCATCCCCCGGACTGACCATGCCGCCTTCGGCATAACCCGGATAGGTATCAGAGTAATACCCCGGCTGGAAGTACCACTCGCCGTAGCCTTGACCGTACTTCGGATTGACTGCGCCCGGGATGTAATAACGAGGTTTCGAAAGCCGCTTGCCCTTCTGATCCTCTTCGTCGTAGTCCGGCATCATCGCCGTTTGAAGACCGATAGTCGTCGCGTACTTAGAAGCAGCCTTACCGAACGGAGAGGTGTAGCCACCTTCCAAACCAGATTTAAATGCCTCGCGACCTTTTTCACTCATCAAAGCTTTAATACCGCTCCAAACCCCGGTGTCAGCTTTAGGCTGAGTAGGCGGAGCAACAGCAGGCATGGGGGTAGTCGGACGGATAACCGGTACACCAAAATCTTCGTACTTTGGATCTAATGGCTTCGTCAGATCACCATAGTCCAGCAATTCATCTTCCTTCAGACCTAGCTGTTCACTCAGTGTTTTAGGAGCCGTCAAAGCAGATGCGGCTGCCGCTCGACGCAGTCCCTCGCTGATATTCGACCCACTGTAGGCACTGAACCCTGCGTTAAGGCCCTTCTTGACGCTGCCTTCGATCAAGCCGGTAGCTGCACCGACAATCGCACTAGTAGCGGTAGAGCCGAGGCCCGGGAAAACTCGATTCAGCGTAAAGCCCGCAATCGCGGGGATCAGGTTCTTGAGCCATCCGGCTTCCGGGAGTCCCGTCTGAGGGTTAATGGTCAGCGACCCGCCTGAAGCAAGCGCAATAGCCTGTAACCCCTGAACTTCCCCGGGGGTCATGTGGACTAGGACCTTATCTTCGCCACGGCCCTGTGAGGCTAGAAGGGAGGCGAGGCCGCCCTGCGGATAACCCTGATTCATAATTCCCCCACGGGGTCAACTTGTTTAAATAGTACCATCACGTACGTTCTCATTCGATACCCACGTAACCGTCAGGATTACAGAGGGAATCTCTGGAATATTGCCCGAAGCGGCGGCAGCGGCGATGATTACGTTGGGGTCAGAGGACTGCCATGCAATCTGAAAATAATCCCCGCCACGAAGGGATACTACCCAGTTCCAAGCCGGAACAATCTCATTGTTTGGACCGTCAATCACCACTTTGGTAGCGGAGTGAGGCACATTTGCCCCGTTGATCATCAACCAGATAAATACATCCGACGCGCTACCCCCGGTCTTGTCTAACTGAGCCGAGAACTGAATGTTGTATACACCCGTCTCAGATATGAAGATCCTATCGGTATCTTTCTTGATGCTCTCGATGCTGTCTGTATAGACGCTATTAACTTTCATGTAGTTAACGGCACCGGCCACCGGGTTGGTCTGCGTCAGCGTGTCATAGAACGAGGCGTGCGGCTTCGGTGCGTTTATTGCGTTTGCTACGAGCGTAAAGAAAAGACGTAATACGTTAGAGAACTGATCGAAATACCGACGTTCGTACTGCGCGGGGGCGACCGGCAGATTAGGCGCAGCGATATTTCGGATCTTGTTTGCCATCAGCGGCGTCCGTCTGGTCTAATATCAATACGCATCGCGCCCATCTGCCAACCGACTCCTAAGTCTGATGAGGCCAAACGGAAGGACATCTGTCTCCCCCTGATGCGGGTATAGACCTGCCCGGTATAAAGCTCAATCGGAATAGCAGTAGTTTCCTGAACAGTAGGCGAGTCACCCACGCCATACGGAGTACCGGAGTTCTGTCGGGCTTTAACTGTCAATGTGACGGCGGGCGTATTAGAAGTTGACCCGATGAACGTCAAGTCAGGCAGGATACGCCAGACATATCCAAAGTTGTGTCCATCACCGATATCAAAGTCCGACGACTCTACGTATGCCTCAATCGGCAGTGTGGTTGCAGTAGAACGGTCATCGTTACCAAACTCGTGGTTCATGACCTGATTTGGAACTTGGTACACAACTGGGGTGTACTGAATGTGAGTAGTAGCAGAAGTGCCGTCATACCCACGAGTGCATCCAGTTAGCGACGTTGAAGTCTTGCCCGTATATCGAATCTTCTCAAAGTCAATCGTCACCACGCCCTCGTTTGGATAGGACGCAGTATTGACCACCGGAATGATGTCAGCGGTCGAAGTGATCTGGGGGATTTCGATCGTGCCATATACCGTCACCGGGGCAGTCGTAGCATTTGCAAACGTGACCGAAGAAGTAGTAGCAGATAATATTTGGTAAGTACCGTTGTATCCTGCGGGCTGCACTTCTTTGACGGTAACGTATGTGCCCGGTATTGGGGCTTCGGTCTGTGGGGGGAACGTAATGGTCACGTTAGTGCCGTTACCCGATATCGTCAGCGTTTGCAGAGCAGTGGGTCCGACATACGATTTTTGATAGCTAAACGCAGCCATCGGGAACTGACGTAGCGGCGAGTCAAGCCAATACCCACGCTCAAGGCTGCCATATGCCCACGTGTTTTCCACGTAGTTGTAGATGATGTAGCGGTTGTTGATAAGGCTGTCGGCAGTGGGGTAGAACCACCACACTTCGTTATAACCTTCGTTAGAACCGCAAACGATCTGGGCTAATTGGTCAGTGTTAATGTTTGTGAAGATGAACTGACGAAGTGCACAAGGCAGTGTCTCAACACGGCCAGAATAGACGTAGAACTTGTCCACACCCATCCAGTAGGTCACGTTGTTAACGGTGTACGCCGCGTTAGGCGAAGCGATAGAAATGTTATCCAACAACAGGTTTACGCCCCACACGTACGGAGGACCGAGATACTGCATGGAGAAGATAGCCGCGTCCGTCCATATAAGAATTTCTTGACGGGTATCGGTTGCGGTAACAATGTAAGAACCGTATGAAAGACGAGTTTCACCGGATTGATTAAGCGTAGATGGTACCCACTCGAACGGGTTATCTGCATCCGACCAGCGAACTAACAACGGATCAAAGTCTTCAGAGAAGTTGA